ATGGCTATCAAGAGCGTTTCAATACGCATAGAGGAAGAAATGCTTGAAAAACTCGGCTTTGTTGCCGATTATGAAGGCCGTTCCGTGAACAGCCACATCCTTGTGCTGATTCGCGAGAACATCAAAAAGTTTGAAGAGCAGAACGGCGAGATCAACGGGAGCATCCGACCGGATGTCAATGTGAAGCCCACCAGGAAAAACTGATGAGATCGAGGAGCGGTCAATCCGCTGCCTCGATTTTTTCTGCCCACACGATCCCACAGAGTACAAACCATACGCACGGAAGCGCCACGCCGTTGCCCCACATCTTATATTCCGCACTGTCGGAATACGGATCTTTCAGCCACTTGGCGACCTGCTTGTCGGATTTCATTTTGCAGCCGGTCACCTCGGCGTAGGTCTTGAAAACCTTATGCCAGAAGTACATTTCCTCATCGGTCGGTTTTTCCGTACCGAGGTCAGCGCACCAGTTGTCCGGGAAGCCCTGGAGCCGGGCACATTCGATGGGTGTCAAACGCCGGACGGTGTACCCGTGTCCCATGCAAATTGCATTCGGGTCTTTGTAGTCCCGTGCCATGATGGTGGGAGAGGTTTCTTCCTCCACCTGCGTATAGCTACCGGTGGTCATGGCGTATACGGCGTGGCGGTCAACGGTATTGAGGGTGAAAGAAACATCTTCGTTGATGCCGTCACCCTGGGGGCCGTTTTTGTCCTCACGACCGATCATGGAGCCTTGCAGCACAAAGGTCTGCTGCTTCGTTCCGGCATTGGCACACACCACAGCGGAGCGGTCACCGAGGTCACGCACCTCATCACGCTGATTCTGCGTGAAAGCAACAACGGCAATGCCGCCCTGATTACAGGAAGGATTGCCGCCGTTGCCGTCCAGCGTCCGTGCGGTTTCCGCTTTGTAGATGCCACTGTGAGGATTATCCGACTTCATGGCGTTGGAGTCCTTGGAGGAGATGCCGAAGGGCTGAAGGACACAGGTGAAATTGTCCTTGTCCGGCATACGCTGATTTCCACCCGCATTCTGCTTGGTGAGGGTCGGAGAAACCTGCCCGCCGTCCCAACCGCAAGGCTCGAACAGCGTCTGGTCGTTGTTGCAGGACAGAGTCGCGGATTTATTCTCTTGGATGAGCGCACCCTTGCCGCCGCCTTCGCAGCCGGAGCGGATCTTCATCACAAGCGGCACATTGTTGCCGCCTGTACCCATGCGGGAGGTCAGCGTCTGCACATTGCTGTCCTCGGAGAGCTTAACCCTGCTGTCGGTCGGATGGTTTTCCAGCGCCACCGCCGCAGGAACAACGCCTGCACGGAGCGTGGGAGAGCATTCTTCCTCATAGCCAATGGTACGGCTCTTGGCAGAATGCTCGGTGCAGAAGCCTGCCGACTCCATCACGCAGGGCGGATGGTGTGCTTCCGCTCGGAGCGTGGAGGTAACCTCCTCTGTGATGTCCATACGGCTGCCGCCCTGGTCATTCAGCACGATGCCGTTGCGACCGGTAGACATTCCGCAGTTCACGCCAAGGGTGGCAGAAGTATCATCCGTCAGATTGCCGTTGTAGCCGTCGAAGCCTGCCGCTCCAGCGCAAGGCGTAAAACTTCCGGCAGCTCTTTGCCACGAGCGGAAGCCCTCCGCAGAATACCCAGACAAGCTTTCTGACTCAAATAGTATTTTTCCAGCACTTCCACCTGCAAGATCTGCGACAAGGTAGATGCGGCGTCTTCGCTGGGGAACTCCCCAGTATTGCGCGTCAAGAGTTCGGTACGCAACGCTCCATCCGTCTCCCATGTAAAGGTCGGCGTAGGGCCATCGTGCCTTTTCAGGCATAGACACCTCGGTGCCCGGCTGGACGATGCCGATGACCGCTTCGAGGACGGCTTTGAAGTCCTCGCCCTTGTTTGAACTGAATGCTCCGGGGACGTTCTCCCATACGATGTATCTTGGATATCTGCCATCGGTGGCACACCTCATTTCTTTGATGATTCGGACGGCTTCATAAAAAAGACTTGAACGCTTTCCGTCCAAGCCGTCTCTTCGGCCTGCCACGCTCATGTCCTGACACGGTGAGCCGAAGGTGATGATGTCCACGGGTTCGATTTCGCCGCCGTCCATAGCGGAGATGTTCCCGTAGTGCTTCATAAAAGGCAGGCGCTTGGTGGTCACCCGGATGGGAAACGGCTCAATTTCTGATGCCCACACGGGAGTGATACCTGCAAGCAGTCCACCCAATGGAAAGCCCCCGGAGCCGTCAAACAGGCTTCCGAGGGTCAAAGGCTTATTCATCATGAGGCGCTACCTCACTGTACTTGTATTCCTTACCGTCGCGCAGGACGCTGACCTTCTCATCTGTGCCGACCTGCTCGATGTATCTGCGGACAATAACGTCGCAGAACTTTTCGTCCAGTTCAATGGTGCAGCAGATGCGGTCGGTCTGCTCACAGGCAATGAGCGTGGAGCCGGACCCGCCGAAGGGGTCAAGCACCACGGAGTTTGCCATAGAACTGTTCCGAATGGGATAGGCCAAAAGCGGAATGGGCTTCATGGTGGGATGGTCGCCATTTTTCCTGGGCTTGTCGAACTCCCAGATGGTGGACTCTTTGCGCCCGGTGTACCACTGGTGCTTGCCTTTCTTTTTCCAGCCGTAAAGGCACGGCTCGTGCTGCCACTGGTACGGGGAGCGACCCAGCACCAACGACTGCTTCTTCCAGATACAGCAGCCGGAGAGATAGAACCCAGCGGCATCAAACGCCTTGCGGAAATTCAGCCCCTCGGTGTCGGCGTAGAACACATAGATGGAGGCATCGTCCGCCATGACCTTCTCCATATTGGAAAAGGCATCGAAGAGGAAGTTGAAAAACTTCTCCGATGCCATGTTGTCGTTTTTGATTTTTCCGGCGCTGCCCTCATAGTTCACATTGTAGGGCGGGTCGGTGACGACGAGATTCGCCTTGCGGCCTTCCATGAGGGCGGTGTAGGTTTCCTCTTTTGTGCTGTCGCCGCAGATGAGCCGGTGCCGTCCCAGCGTCCAGATGTCACCGGACTTCGTGAAGGTCGGCTTTTGCAGCTCGGCATCTACATCGAAATCATCTTCTTCGGCTTTAATGCCGTCGTCAAACAGCTTCGACAACTCCTTTTCATCAAAGCCGGTGAGGAGCGGGTCGAAGTCCGCCGCCTGCAAGGACTCGATCTCCACACGCAGGAGTTCTTCATCCCAGCCTGCGTCCATCGCCATACGGTTGTCGGCGATGATGTAGGCTTTCTTCTGGGCTTCGGTGAGGTGGTCGGCAAAGACACACGGCACCTCAGAGATGCCTTCCTCCTTGGCGGCAAGAATACGACCGTGACCGGCAATAACGCCATAGTCACGGTCGATGATGACGGGATTGATAAAGCCGAACTCACGGAGTGAGGAGCGCAGCTTATTGATCTGCTCCGGGCTGTGTGTCCGGGCGTTGTTGACATAGGGAACCAGCTTCGTGATGGGGACGAGCTGCATCTCGGTCGTTGTTTTCATCAGACCAGCCCCCATTCCGCAAACTTCTCGAAGCCGCCGACCGAGCGAATGTAGTTCCGGGCAATCTCCACAATTTCAGCGTAGGGTCTGCCACCCACAGCATCATCGCCAATGGCGCAGCAGAGCGTCACAGGCTTGCCAGTCTCTTGGGCTTTGAGGAAAGCGTAGATGTTGACGGACACATCCGCCTTGGACAGATCCTTGCCGTGCAGACCGCCTCCGGTCACCGAGTCGGCCATATCCGAGCCGAGCTTACGGTTGGTTGCGCCGGTGTCCACATCGGTACCACCCGTCCAGTCGCCGAGCGGATTGATCTCCGCATCGGGATACAGCTTTCGGAGTTCATCCGAAGGTGCATTGCTCTGACAGAGGATGAGCCGATCACCGTTCAGAATGTACTTCCCGTCATAGGGATACACGGAGAAAATGTCCCGTGCGATTTTTGAGAGCATTTTCTGCTCCTTGGTTACGGGCATCCCCTTGAAGATGCCGTTGTCACCGCAGCGGACACCGTCTGCCTGGTTGTCGGCAAGGTGACCGTCCTGCGGCACTTCCACATAGTCCACGGCGAGATTTCCGGCAATGCGGTGGACGGCGGCGGCGACATCCGCCTTGTCCAGCGTAACGGAGGTTTCCGCAATGATGTGGCACACGCCGTGACCGATGAGCACTTCCACGGCGATGCGGGGTTTCGCTTCTTTTCTGTATGCCAGGTCGACAAGCACACCGGCAATTCTGTCCGCCACCTTATCCGGGTGGCACGGATTCACTTTTTCAAACATGGTGTTACCCCTTTCTCGCACGGAGCAGGCGTTCCATCAGGTCATCCTGCGGCGTTGACTCGCCGTATTCCGTGCTGCAGTTTTCTTTCACGATCTGGAAAATCTCATTCCAGAGCCGAACCGCCTGGTTCATGTAGTTGATGCCAATGTTGATAAACGGGGACGGGATCGGCTTTCCCGTGGTGGGGTGCTTGGAGAGGAAACCCATGCGGTTGGTCATTTCCTCGCACTGCACCCAGCGGGCGGAACACATGGCATAGCGCTCCAAGAGCTGCGGTGACACCTTTGCGGCGCAGCCGATGCCTTTAAGCCACTGCCAGGTTTCCGTGTAAATTTCCTGTGCCTGCAGGACGCTGCCGTCTCGCTGCTCGGCAGAAAGAAAATCATGGGGCTTCGGCATGGCAACACCCTCGACTTCGGGAATGTCCAGCACTTCAAGTTTTCTGCCGCCGGGATTCCCGTTTTCGGCCTTGTCCTTGACTGCGGATTTCTTCCTTCCCGCACCGGGTCTTGCGCCACCGCGCCCGCCTGTGTTATTCGATTTTGTGGGCATCTGAGTTCACCTCCCTTAATTACCCTTTTGATTTCGCCTTTTTCGCACACGTGACCCCGGGCCGTTGCCCGACCGAAAAGGCCCCGGAGATTTTCATCCCCCTACCGGTCGCCGAGGTCGTGGTGGATCTTGGTGTGGCAGGACTGACACAGACTCATGAGGTTGTCCCTTGCGTGAGTACCGCCTTTGGAAACGGGCAGGATGTGGTGAACTTCCTGTACCGGGATCAGCCGCCCTTCCTTGAGGCACATCTCACAGAGGGGATGCTCCGCCGCATAGCGGTCACGGATGCGTTTCCACGCTCTGCCGTATTTGCGGTTGACATCGGAGCTGCGCTCGTATTTGTCGTACTTGCGGCGTTCTTCCACACGGTGCTGTTCACAAAACTGTCCTTCACAGAGGTTGGGGCAGCCGGGGTGAGAGCAGGGCCTGAGTGGTCGCTTGGGCATTTGCTCACCTCCTTCGGGTATAAGAAAAGCCCCACGGGATTTGACTCCCATGAGGCTCGTTCCATATTTTCTTCGCATTATAATGATATCATAAAGCGAGGATGTATTATAGTGGCTTTTAGTGGCTTGTTTCGCCGGAATCAAGGATTTTCTGCACTTCATCCAGGGCTTTGCCATGCAGCCGAAAGACCCATCGGCGGTTGTGGTACAGGCTCACGGTGATTTCTTCCCATGTTTCGCCACACAGATACCGCTTCTCCAAGAGAATGCGGAACTTCACATCATCGACCTTGCCGATAACATCTACGATGTCTTTCTTGATTTGTACCAACCGATCCATATCCGCAGCAATCTCATTTTGCAGGTCGATGATTTTACACACGGCATCTGCCATCGTGGAGCCGCCGTGATTGGGATTCCTCGGCATACCCGTCAGCGTGGCGGTGCATTTGGTAGCAAGCTCGTTCAGGGACTGTATCTGCTCGGTCTTGCTCTTGATTCGCTGATCCAAGAGATATGCCTGGTTCAAAAATTCCTTTGCCTTCATGCCGCCGCCTCCTTGCACACCATGCGGCGAACACCTGTCATGAGATATTCGCCGTCAAGGTCGGTCAGCATTCCATACCAACCGGAACGGAAAAATCGCTCCAGGCTTTTTACCTCGGCGGCGTAATCCTCGTTATTCGGAAAGCGATAGTGCCGCTTGAGAGCTTTTTTGTAGTCTTTTACGGCCAGTTCTACAATGGCGTTGGCTAATGCCTGATAAGGGTTCATATTCGTACCTCCGATATTTTGAGATCCTCGGATCGGCACGGGTTTTCATAGATTGTCTCAGATTTTCAAGTCCGCTTTTACGGCATCGATAAGAGCCGTTTGCGTATGCTCCTTTTGGGAGAGGGCTTTCATGATGCGCTCGTCAATGGTGCCCTTGGTGATGATGTGCTGCACCACTACGGTTTCGGATGTCTGTCCCTGCCGCCATAGGCGAGCCACGGTCTGCTGATATAATTCCAATGACCAGGTAAGGCCGAACCACACAAGCGTGGAGCCGCCGGACTGAAGATTCAGACCGTGTCCTGCCGATGCTGGGTGGATCAGCGCCACCGGGATTTCACCGTTATTCCATCTGCGGATACTGTCGGAGTCATCCAGGCGGGAAAACGGGATATGCAGTTTTTTCAGCCGCTCGGATATGCGGGTGAGGTCATGCTTGAACCAGTAGGCTACCAGTATAGGCTTGCCGTTTGCTGCTTCGATGATATCCTCCAGAGCATCCAACTTGCGGTCATGGATTTGGATGACCTTGCCGTTATCGTCATAGATTGCGCCGTTTGCCATCTGCGACAGCTTGCCGGAGAGGGATGCGGCATTGGCGGCGGTGATCTCGGCATCTCCGAGAGACAGCACCAGTTCCTGTTTCAAATCGGTGTATTTCTGCTTCTCCTCATCGGAAAGACGCACGGCATATTCGCTGCTGACCAGTTCCGGCATTTTCAGATGGTCTGTCGCTTTCATGGAGATGGTGATGTCGGAAATCTGCTTATAAATGGCATCCTCCGCATACGGCAGCGGCTTGTAGCTGTAGATGATCTGCCCGTTGCGCTTATCCGGCATGAAATAGTCGGTGCGGTACTTGGTGATGAAGCGTCCCAGCCGCTGACCCATGTCCAGGATGCGGAACTCTGCCCATAGATCCATCAGACCGTTGGAAGCGGGAGTGCCGGTCAGCCCTACGATGCGGTTGACCTTGGGCCTGACTTTCAATATCGACTTGAACCGCTTTGTGTTGTGGTTCTTGAAAGAGGACAGCTCGTCAATCACAATCATATCAAAGGTGAACGGGATGCCGCTTTCTTCGACAAGCCATTGGACATTTTCCCGGTTGATGATGTAAATATCAGCCGGTCGCATCAAGGCAGTTTTGCGTTCTGACTCTGTGCCGACAGCCACGGAACAGATGAGGTTCTGCAGATGATCCCACTTATCGACTTCCGCTGTCCATGTGTCCCGTGCCACCCGCAGCGGTGCGATGACCAACACCCGATGCACCTCGAAGCTGTCGAACAGCAGGTCGTTGATCGCCGTGAGGGTGATGCTCGTCTTCCCAAGTCCCATATCCAAAAATACGGTGGCAACGGGATGTGTTTCGATGTAATCCACGGCATAGGTCTGGTAATCATGTGGACTGTATTTCATCAAGGATACCTCCGATTTGCTCCTCGGCATCCAGGACATATACCGGAAAACCAAGTCTGCGCAGTAATTTGTGCCGCGAAAGCTGAAGTGGGCGGGGCTTTTCGCCGGGAGCCTTTACTTCCACAAAGGCAAAATGGCAACCTGGCAGAAGAACGATTCGGTCGGGCATCCCGTCAAATCCGGGAGACACGAACTTCGGACAGATGCCGCCCCGCTTCTTAACCATCAGCGTTAATTTTCGCTCGATTGTTTTTTCTCTCATAATGCTTTCTCCTGTTGAGATTTAAGGCCTGGGTTAACCTCGTTGAAGGTCATTTACAAGACTTCTTCTTATGGGTTTTATGAAAAATCTCCCTAAGAGACTTTTTGTATTTGATCTTAATCGAGGTTAACCCAATGGTCTGTCAGTTAAGGAAATCCTCACTGCCCGCATCGTCCGGTTTCAGCCGCACACCCTTGATAAAACGCTTATTTTTAACCTTGATACGGTCAAAGCCTACACCCTCAAGAGCAGTATAGAAGTCGGCGGTGCTGCGGACATACTCGTTGGTATCTACACAATAGTTGCGGTATGCCTGGTACAGCGCATTGGAACTCTCTCTGTAGCTGTTGCCGACCTCGCACCTCTCATCGAGAAAGTTGCCGAACCAGTCGTTTTGCGCGCGGTAATCGTCAATGGCTTTCTGCACGGTAGCCGGAACCGGGAATTTGTAGTCCAGGTCAATGACCTTTTTGGCTCCTTCTATGACCCATTCGAGAATGCTTTCTCCGGCATTCTGATACAGGTAGTCGCCGTAGTTCTTGATGTCGCTCTTTCCCTCAATCTTGGCATCGAACGGGATCACGATTAGGCGGCGCCAGGTGCCGTCATCGGATGCACTGACCTTGGGCAGATGGTTGGTGTACAGCACCAGGCTGTGACTGGGAGAAAAACTGAAGGGGTCTTTGTACTTTTTCTCCGCAAAGATATCGTCCACGGAGCAGAGCTGCTTCACAGTGGAATCGTTCAGCCGTGCGCCTTCCTGCATTTCGGCTGCAATGAGCAGACGCTTGCCCTTGACCTCAGCCATTTCCGGCTTCACATTGCGGCGACATCCGAAGGTCAGTGTGTCGGCAGAAATGTTGCCGCTATAAAGGCCGAGAACACGGGATACGGAGTTCCAGAAGGTGGACTTACCGTTGCGACCGCAGCCGTATGCGATAATGAGGGCTTCGACCTCGACCTTGCCAACAGCGGCAAGACCGCAGATCATCTGCACATAGTCAATGAGCTCCCGGTCGCCGCAAAAAATGGTGTCCAGGCAGTCGAGCCAGATCTGTTTGCCACGGTCGCTGGGAGAAACGGTGGTCGTTTTGGTGATGAAGTCCTCCGGCGAATGCTCCCTTGCACCCGCCATACCGAGACGCAGGTCATAGGTGGCATCTGGGGTGCAGAGCAAGTAAGGGTTGGCGTCCAAGTCCTGCGGAGTGATCTCAAGCATCGGACGGGACTCTTTCAGTGTGGCGGTGATGTTTTTGGAAGCGCGGCGCTGAATGACATAGGACTGATATGCCTTTGCAGCGAGGAAGGCTTTATAGGCTTCCATCTGCTCATCGTTCATCATGCCCTCGGCCTTGGCCTTGCTGTTGTTGTCCAGAATGTCCTGTGCGCCGCAAGCCTTAAGAGCAGCAAGAGCAGCAATCATATCCGCAGACGCTTCTTTCAGCTGACGGCGGGTCAGTTCGTGGGCAACAGCCTGCGCCCCGGGTTCGGTTTCCTGCCAGTATCGGCCGTTGTAACGGATGTAGTGGGTCGCTGGAGAATAACGCAGTTCCCCGGAGAAGTGCTTTGCCAGCACCTCTGCCTGTCCGACATCGGAGAAATCGTCCGGCTTATAGGAGGTATCATCGTTATACAGTTCGGGAGGAACATATCCGTCCTGCTGTTGAACTTTGGCATAGAACTTCTGTGCGCTGTGCCAGATGGTCATCAGTTCCTGCTGTTCCAGAGGAGGAGTGCATTTTTCTGCTTCTTCCATAAAGCACTGGAAAGCGGTGTCATTGTCACCGTACTTTTTGATGACGCGACCGGCAAAGCGGGACATGGTTGCATTACGGCTGCCTTCGGGAATGACCTGTGTGCCGCCGTGGGAACCACCAGGCATTTCCGCATCAAAATCTTCTGCGGACAGATACTCGCTTAAGGTCATCTCGCCAGGGTACAGTTCAACCTCTGGGTTTGCTGTTCCGAAAAAGAAACGGGCAGCATCCAGAGCCTTGGTGTCAAAATACGGGAAAATGGTGTTGACAAGTTTCTTCATTTCGCTGTAGGCGGCAGCGTCTGTCATGTAGTCAATGGGAAACAGCACATGGAACTTGGGACGGGCAGGTTTGCCGTTTTTCTCGCGCATATGAAAGCGACTGTAGTGAACGGCAAAGGTAATGCTGGGAAATGCCGCCTGGACATCTGCCGGAGTGACCCAATCGGCAGGATTCTCTGAGTGGTCATTGTCACAGTCCACAGGCAGGCAATCCGAACCGAGGAAGTTATCCCCGTTGCGGTAATGGTTCATGTACTCGGCACACACATAGTCGCGGCTGACCGCATCCGCAAAGTTAGCGGAGTCGGTCACCTCAAATCTGTGCGGATAGGAGCAGTTGCTGGGTGCGTTGATATAGTCAGCACTGTAAAGGGTGAACATGGTTTATACCTCCTCGCAAGTATTGGTGAAGTAGCGCAAGCGGTAGTTCTTCCATTTGGCTCTGCGAATTTCTGCTTCCATGCCGGCGGAGATGCGGTCGCCAAAGACCCACACCTCGCTGCACTTGCTCATCAGGGCATTTCCGAAGAACAGTCCTAACTGACGCTCTTTCGGATTGTTGTCATTCAGAAACTGCGGAAACAGCAAGTGGGGTGCTACAGGGATGTACCCCTTGTCCACGGCGAAGCGGCTGTACTTTCGGGCATTTTCGATATTCTCCGATACCGCCCCTGCATAAGGAGAGCAGATATACACGATGGGGCGAAAGGCTCGGAGAGCCTTTTCCTCTTTTTCTACGGCTGTCATAGCCTCATAAGCGGTGGGGTCGTAATACCCCTCGCTGTTGAATTTGTTGATACTCATGGGTTATACCTCGTCAGTCTTTCTTATAAAATTCCGTTTCATAGCCATCGGCACGAAGCTGTAATCCTTTCGCCCAGGGAGGGGTTCTGCCCATCTGATCGCATATTGCCTGCAAAGACATCCGGTGGTCGGCTTCGATGACCACTTCATCGTGGATGTGCATCACGATGGAACAGCAGCGGAGCGTTTTCATTGCATAGCAGAGAATGTCACGAGCCGTTGCCTGCACAATGTTCTCCACGAACTTGGGACCATAGCTGTCGAGCCGTTCCCACTTTTTTGTGCCACCGACACCTTCATAAGTGATACAGTCACCGCCGAACTTGTTCGTGCCGATCTTGGGCTTTACATAGGCAAGATGTCTGCCGGACGGGAGCATAATGAACAGCATCCCGCTTCTGCAGGAAAAGGTAATGCCGTGGGTCTCGTTGGTGTGCTTGAATCGAACAGCTTCCATAACGGCACGGTCGACCGCCCACCAGAACTGTACGATTTTCGGATTGGCCTGCCGCCATGCGCCTACAAGGGGCGGCAGTTCATCTTCGGTCAGTCCCATGTCAAGCGCACCCATTGCCCTTAGCGCGCCGACGGAGCCACCGTAGCCGAGAGCCAATTCTGCGATTTTGCCTTTCTGCCGAAGGTGTCCGTTGACGCCGTGCTTTTCGACAGGGACACCAAACATCTGCGACGCAGACGCACAGTAGATATCCTTTCCATCGGAAAAGACCTTCTGCCGCCATTCCTCTCCGGCAAGCCACGCAATGACACGGGCTTCAATGGCCGAGAAGTCGGCAACGATGAATTTGCGGTCACCTTGCGGCACAAACGCTGTGCGGATCAGCTGTGACAGTGTATCCGGCACATCTTCGTAGAGCATTTTCACGCCTTCAAAGTCGCCGCAGCGGACAAGGCCACGGGCTTCAGCAAGGTCGGAGAGGTGGTTCTGCGGCAGGTTCTGCATCTGAATGATGCGTCCTGCCCATCGGCCTGTGCGGTTGGCACCGTAAAACTGGAACATACCTCTGGCACGACCATCGGCGCAGACCGCAGTCCCCATTGTCTGGTATTTCTTTACCGAGGACTTTGCAAGCTGCTGCCGGAGAGTCAATACCGTTTGCAGTTCCGGTGGTGCGGTTTTCAGCATTTCTGATACAGCCTTTTTGCCGAGAGTATCGGTTTCCATACCGTTGTCCGAAAGCCACTGCTTCATCTGCTGCACGGAGTTGGGATTCTCAAGTGCGGTCAGTTCCTTCATTGCCTGCGTCAGTTCGGAGCGGGATCTGCCGTCCATTTGAATGGCCTGCCGCACAAGCTCCATATCCAGGGCAACACCACGGTCATTGATCTCCTGGTCGATGTGGTATTCGTCCCACACGCTGTCCGGCACGGGATATTTGGCAAGCCGCGTCTGAATGGACATTTCGGTCTCCACATCGCGGATGTTGTATTTTTTGAAAGCCAGCCACTTGTCCGGGGAGTGTGCCGGAAGGTTGCGGGTGCGCTGTCCGTTGGATTTGGTCGGTGCACAGGGCTGACAGAAATATTTGATGAGGTCTTTGCCTTCGGTCAGCTTCTGCTTTTCAAGCCCAAGAACCGCGCCGACACCTTCCAAGGAAAGCGGTAGTCCCATCGTGGCTGCCCAGACCATAGAGCATTTCCACGAGTCCGGCGCAAGGTAATCCCCGGTCGGAAAACCAAGAAAGCGGGACAGGCAGATGCGTTCAAAGTTTGCGTTGAAGGCCCACTTGGTTACGGAACCATCTGTCAGCGCCGACAGGACCTTGGCGGGAATCTGCTCTCCGCAGGCAAGGTCTACCTGCTGCACGCTGCCACCGTCCACACTGTAGGCAAAGAGCAGGATTTCAAATATGGGAGACTCCACATAGCGATAGACACCGGTTTTCGCAAGGTTCTGATCGCTGTAAGTCTCAATGTCGATTGAGAGAGTTTTCATATTCACCGGTCCTTTCGCTTACCCCAATAGGGCGGCAGATCGCTCCGCCGCCCACGGGGTATTGCGTTTTACTCGTGCATATTTTTCATGCGGGCTTCGTGGTATTCCACTTCACGAATAGCACGCTCTTTCTCAAGCTGCTGCTTTTCGGCTTCCCAGGCATCGTCCCTTTTCTTGCGCTCATGGTCATCGATGGCATCAATGACCGAGCGGACAATCCAAAAGACCGCCAGCAACAGATACAGGCTGAGAAGCAGGATGCAAAGAATCGTAGTCAGTTCCATATTCGGTTACCTCCTTAAGCCAGAAAGTCATCATCGTCATCGGTTGCAAAGTCGGACTCGGCACTTGCCTTGCCGCCCAGGGGTTCACCGGCACGGATAAGCTGCAGATTGTTCAGACCACAGGCGATACCCTTGTTGCCGTTGCTGTTGAAAGCATACAGGTTGATGCTTGCACGGCCGTACACGCCGGAGTAAACCTCAGAGCGAGTCAGCACAGGGTTGCGGTCAGCGTCCACGATACCGGGCGCGGTAGCGGAGTTGGCATTGATGAAGTAGGCATTGGCATAAGCCGGATCGTCAGGGCGCTCAATGTCGCCGTCGCGGAGCGGGGTCTTGATGGCTGCGAGGGGCGGTACGATCTTTCCATTGCCCTTCAGCTTAGCCTGTCCTTCCTGATAGGCAGCTTCGATTGCCGCCTTGATCTTTGCGACCGTCTTAGTATCGGACTTGGGGATGATGAGGCTGACACTGTACTTGGGAGTGCCGCCGTTGATGCTCTTAGGCTCCCAGACATTGGCGTAAGACCAACGGGTGTCGGGACCGGTGATGACCTTCATGGGATTGTTGACTCTGTTTGTGTTGGTAGACATATTAAAATTCCTCCATAAAATCTGATTTTGCGGTGTTCATTGCCGGACGTTTATCGCTCTCCGGCACGAGCGTGGGTTTGCCTTGCGGCTTTTTAATGTAGGGAGCGAGAAGCTCATCAAAGCGGGATTTGCCGAGCAGTTTCTGCATGGCGGTGATGCCGAGCACCTTGCGCTCATAGGGGTCAAAGCCTGCGCTTTCAACAGCGGCGGCAACAAAGGCTTCACTGGTGTACTTGCGGTTGGAACGGCCTTCGACCAGTTTCCACCCGCTCCATTCCTTGCCGCTGACAGCCTGCTGAAGGGCATATTCCTTCACATCGGCTGCCCAAGCGGTCAATGCATCGACCTTTCCGAGAATGTCGGCAATCTCATCGTCGTCAAGGAGCGCTGGTTTCTCAAAGTCGTACCGTGCAAGAGCGAGATTGGTTTCTGCGCGTTCTCTGCACTCGGCTTTCGCCTTGCAGAAGCGGCACCACTCGCCGCAGGAGAAGTTGCCCTGTCCCTCGTAGGCAAGCTGTGCTTTCTGCGTCAGTTCCGTGTCTGCCCATTCGAGCAGAGCGTCCTTGGACATCTCGAAGATGCTGATATTCGACTTCCGGGGCTGATAGATGGTCATGCGGACGGTGTCAATATCGTAGATGCCGTCGAAAATCTCCAAGGCACCCAGGGCATAGAGCATCATTTGCGGGTTCCACTCTGCGCTGACCTCGACCCCTTTGCCATGCTTGTAATCGCAGATATTGAGCGTACCGTCGGCAATGAGAATGCAGTCGGCTGTTCCGAAACCGTCCTGCACCCAGTGAGAGAAATCCACCCGCTGTTCGATCATGACCACAGGGTCGGAGCAGGTTTGCTTTGCGGCTGTCAGAAGCTCCGTCACATAGGTAGCGTATCCGGCGGCACATTCCTCCATCTCCTCGTTGTACCAAGAGAGATTTTCGATGGGGCTTTCAGCCGGAATACCAAGTGCCTGCTTGAGCCGGAACTCGCATAGAGCATGGCAATCGCTGCCCTCGGCGGCGTAGTCGCTGCCTTTATCCTCGTAGGCTTCACACAGCCTTGCGGAGGGCGGGCAGTTGAGCCACCGCTCGGAAGACGATGCCGAGAGAATAGCGTGTCCTTTAGGTGGCATCGGTCAGCACCTCCGCATCGGCAAGCAGCGCCTTGTAGTGGACGGGGTCGATGCCGGACAGCTTTGCCGCACCGTACTTCTGGAGCAGCGTGCGGATCTCAGCGGTGTACCCCTTGCGGGACTTGTCCGCAAGAACGGCTCTGACCTGTTCCAGCGTCAGCGCAGGATCGGCAGGGGCGGCAGTGTCAGGGGCTTCATCAGCCGTGGTGCTGAACATCTCTGCCAGGGTGTTTGCCACTTCATTAATAGTGGCTGCGGCGCTGCGCAGGTCTTTGATCGCCATATCCAATTCGCTGATTCTGCCCATTGACGTTGCCTCCTTCCTTGATTTGCTTCTGCTTGAGTGAGCGGTTGATGCTTTTTGCCAGGTTTGCTGCGACGATGATAAACTCCAGAAGGATATCAACCAGTTCCTCGTCAGGGTTCATCGCCTTGTTTTCGGACTCGTACATTCTTTGTCACCTCCCATAATCGGCGGTATCGTTTTGCCTCTTACACTTGCCACCGGACACGGGATTGCCGTTTGGCCCCCAAATCAGAGATAATTTTTTAGAGAATTTTTCAAATGATTCAAAACCTTATCTCTGCGGCACGTAAAGGCCTTTCGGGAGATGTTTAGTGATGCGGCAGCAGCACGCTCGGAAAGATCGACCATGATGGTTTTACAAATTTCCAGTTCCTCCGGTGCGAGGGTTGATAGAAGAAGATGCAGCGCATCGAGCATCTCAGCTTCCTCAACTTTCACATCGACCTCTGCGAATGCATCTGGTATATCGTCAAGCCAGGGTCTTTCTTCACCCTCGTCGTTTGTAGCGGTGTAATCCAAGGAGAGGGAGTCTCCGGCTCTGCTGAAGGGGCAAGTCACGCAGTCCATGTCACAGTCCAGTCGCTTGGCGACGGGACACACGCAGCGCCCGTGGCGCTGTTGCTTTTTGCGGAAGGCATCAATGTCGCGGTAATAATCGTGGAACTCCTGCTCTGTGCAGGGGATGCGCTCACGGGTGGAACGCAGATAGATGTAGTGCTGATTGTCATTCTTTTGCATTGCTTGTCCTTTCCCGCTTTGGGAAGGGAGGCGGCAGATACAACAAAAGCCGGTGCATCAGATGACACACCGGCTTCGACGCTCGTGAGAAGGCATGACGAATCAACGGTGGTACATCGGATGGCTGACGGAGAATCCGTCCCGGGTTCCGTATGTATCCACCGCTTCGTTAATGGCCACTCACAAAGCGGAGTAAAATTTATTTCGAAGGAGTTACCTTCGATACCAAAATTATATCTAACAATGTCTGAAAACCCGAATCTTGGCGAGTTACAGTGAATAAGCAAAAAATCCCTGCCAACAGTACCTTTCCGATGTTTTGGAAAGGCTGTGGACAGGGATGAAGGTTAATATGTGCCTCTAATCGTAACTCGGTGAGTTACTAACTTTTTTGTGTTTGTTGAGGTAGCCTGAATTGTACAAACAAAAAGTTACACAAAAGTCATTGAAAAAGTAATTACTTTGTGCTATGATGTAAAATAGCATGAATTACAAGGAGGCAAATCATGGCTGAGGTAAAGAAAAGTATCACTCCGATGGAGCATTATAATATGTCAGACTTCCTGCGTGGGCAGGCATCAAAGATTATAACGACAATATCTACCGAAGATAAGGCTGGTTTTGTCTTGAAAAACGGTAAGCCTATGGCGGTTATCATTTCCAATGACCGCTATGAGCGTTTGCTGAAGGCCGGTATCGACCTGAATGAATATTAATTTGGAGGAACGATGTAATGGCACAGACAAAAATCACCGAAGTAATGATGGACGACAAAACGATAGATGCGTCCAAAGAAATCGCCATGGTATTCTCCATTGCAAATACGCTGCGTGGTCCTTATAAGCCGGACAAGTACAAGGATGTCATCATTCCCATGATTATCCTGCGCCGGTTGGAGTGTGCTCTTGCGCCTAAAAAGAAGGCTGTGGTTGACGCATTCAAGAAGAACCCCGCGGCTCCTGCACAGTTGCTGTGCAAAAAATCTGGCTATCAGTTCTACAATACCTGTGAATTTGATTTGAAGAAACTGCTTACCGAAGCACCTGCCATCGTAGAGAATCTGACTTTTTACATTGAGTCCTTCTCTCCGAATGTCCAAGCAATTTTTGAAGAACTGAAGTTTAAGGAAGAAATCAAAAATCTCGACAAAAATAACCGACTGTTGGGTGTTGTCAAAAAGTTCTCTGAACTCGAACTCGACCCCGAAAAAGTCGATAATGTCAAGATGGGCTATATGTTCGAGGAAATCATCCGCCGCTTTTCTGAAAATGCGTCTGCGGGCGATCACTACACCCCTCGTGAAGTTATCCGCCTCCTCACCAGCATTCTGCTTGCTGAAGGTTGCAGTGATATTTTCTCCGAAGGCAGAGAAATCACCGTATTGGACATGGCCTGCGGTACTGGCGGTATGCTTTCTACCGCACACGATTTCATCGTGCGTATGAACCCGGACGCCAATGTGCGCCTGTTCGGACAGGAGAACAGCCCTGAATCCCATGCTATCTGCCTTGCGGATATGCTGATTAAGAACCAGACTGCAGAAAACATCCGCTTTGCTGACACCATGAAGGAGGACTGCTTTGAAGATACCTCCATGCGTTTTGTCATTGCCAACCCACCTTTTGGTGAGGCTTGGGGCGGCAAAGATGCCGGCGATGGTGTTGAAAAAGCGGTGCGCAAAGAATACAAGAAAGGCAATAATGGCAGGTTCCCGGCGGGATTGCCTACAACCGGTGATATGCAATTGCTGTTTATGCAGCACGCCGTTGCAAAAATGCAGAAAGGCGTTGGTAGAGCTGCTATTATCACAAATGGTTCTCCTCTGTTTTCCGGCAATACCACAAGTGGTGAAAGCCAGATTAGAAGATACCTGCTTGAGAATGATCTTATAGAAGCCATTATCGGTCTGCCTTCTCAGTTGTTCTACAATACCGATATTGCAATCTATGCGTTCATTTTGTCCAAGGGCAAGCGTAAAGAACGCAAGGGCAAGGTTCAGCTTATCGATGCAACCGATATGTGGACTCCTCTGAAGCGTTCTCTTGGCAAAAAGCGTAGAGAAATCTCCAAGGAGCAGATTACCCTTATCACTGAGATCTATGCGGATTTTGCACCTGGTAGAAAGACTCAGTGGTGCGAAAAGCGCAAGCACGAATGCGTTATTGAGAGCAAGATTTTTGACCGAGAGGAATTCCTGTATAAGGAGTGGTCTGTGTACCAGCCCTTACAGCGCCGTGGTGTTATCAATGCGGCTTCTATTGAGGCACTTCGTACCAGCGCTTATTTCACCGCCAATACCAACATTTTCAATGAAGCTAAATTTGAGGAATTGGAGCAGACCGATCCTCGTGACGCTACTGACGAAAAGGCATATCAGAAGCAGATTAAGGGTCGCACCTTTACTGCTGCTGTAATTGAGGCGTTGAAGGCGCAGGAGTCTGACAAGGAATACGATGATTTTTCCAAATTCGTAGCAGTACTGAAAAAGGCTCTCGCAGGTATTGAGGGTATGTCGGATTCTCGTCTCAACGGCATTGCCATGGAACTGTCGTTTATTGACAAGACCGCTGTTGTCCAGAAGGACAGAAAAGGCCGTGTGATTATCGACCCGACAACAAAAGACACGGAAATTATTCGCCTCAATCAGGACGAGAAGGCTTATATGGATGCTGAAGTGTATCCGCATATTCCGGATGCGATTTACTTCTATGACTTTGACGAAAGCAAAGCGGAGAGTGCTACCAATAAAGAGAAATTGGGTGCGGAATTCCCGTTCACCAGGTATTTCTATGTGTACCATGAGCCCGAAAAGGCTGATGATCTGCTGGCGCAATTCATGGAATTGGAGTCTTCGCTTACTGCAAAAATTGCTGCCTTGCAGAAAGGGGCAGAATAATGGAAGAGATGAGACAGACTGGCATCCAGTGGATTGGAGAAATTCCAACTGCCTGGAACACCAAGCGAATTAAATATATGGCAACGTTGAAGGGACGCATTGGATGGCAAGGATTGACATCCGAAGAGTACCAGGACGAGGGCGCATATCTTATCACCGGAGTTGATTTTGCTGACGGTGGTATTGATTGGGAAAATTGTGTTCATGTTCCTATGAAGCGTTGGGAAGAAGCTACGGATATTCAAATTCAGGAAGGCGATCTGTTGATTACCAAAGACGGTACTATTGGTAAGGTTGCTATTGTAACGAATATGCCGGGTGAAACATCACTTAATAGCGGCGTTCTTCGTATTGTACCTATCGAAGGATATAGCCAGCGGTTTCTCTATTGGGTGATTAAATCCGATGAGTTTTGGAACTGGTTTAACTACAAAAATGCTGGCAACAGTACAATTGTGCATCTGTACCAAGGAGATTTTGCGGAATTTTTGTATGCGTTTCCAGATTATGCCGAACAGGAAGCCATTGCAGACTATTTGGATGTTCATTGCGGAAAGTTGCAGGCTATCATCACTGAACTGGAAGCACAACTTGCATTGCTGAAAAAATATAAAAAAACTTATATTTCAGAAGTTGTTACACACGGTTTGAACCCCGATGTGCAGAAAAAGAATAGCCATATAGAGTGGTGCGGAGCGACTCCCGAACATTGGGAAATCCTTCGTATGCAGGATATCGCAACTTACAAAAAAGGTCCCTTTGGAAGTGCTGTAACTGTCGATATGTTTATAGAAAAGGGTGAAAACACCTTTAAGGTCTATGAGCAAAAGAATGCAATTCAGGGCGATGCTTCGCTGGGGTGGTATTATCTATCCTACGAAGATTATAGAGGACTTAAGGACTTTTCTGTTGCTCCTGGCGACATAATAGTGAGTTGCGCAGGCACTATTGGTAAGTGTTATGTTCTACCAGACAACATTGAGCCGGGTATTATCAATCAGGCATTGATGAGGGTAAGAATAAAAGATGGGTTCAATAAATCTTATTTTATTTACTTATTCGATGTTGCACTGGAATATATGAATGAAAAATATAGCAACGGTAGTGCTATAAAAAATATCCCTCCGTTCAGCATTTTGAAGAAACAGAATATCTCTGTTCCTCCGTTAGAAGAGCAAGATGCTATAGTAGCAGAGCTGGACTATAAAACGGCACTTATTGATGCAACTATTGCGGAAAAGGAGCGTCAGCTGCTTACCATGCAAAATCATATGGCTGCCGTAATATTTGAGTATGTCACAGGCAAAAAACGAGTAAAGGAGGTTCGGTAAT